AGCATATACACCCATTATAGTGTTTGAGTTAATCAATGAGTTATAGCACCCATTTGCTAACAGTATTGCCGGACTCGGTGACGTTTTTGATGAATAAAGGTTGACGATATTCCCGGATATATTAAAGTTACTCGACGCAGTTGCGGATACCGCGCTCATTAGATTTATAAATTTACAACCGTTTATTATTGTATATCTAGCTGTGTTAGTGCTTATGCCGTATATAGCAGGCGCATTATCTAATAACTGTTGCATTGTAACGCCGCACAATGAGATATTATATGTTGACAACAACTCGACACATTTAGCGGTACCGTTAGTTAGAGGATTAAGCCAACCTCCTTCTATATACACGCTTCCTTGCTCGTTTATGTCGGTGATATGAATACAAGCAAGACGGGATCCATCTACTACTACCTCGTGAAGGCGAATATCGGTAGGAGGATAGTCTGCCGGAGAGGTTGAACCGTTTATGTCTACACCATAAGCGCCGTTACCTACATCTAAATAATTAACATTGATATCTGCGATATCTCCGGCGGACAATTCTAATCCAACGCCGGTATCAGCGGCAAGTCCGGAAAATCCCGCATAAATATTGTTGAGTGAATTAGATACGCTCTGATCGGCCATAAAATAACCTATCGAATAATCCAGCGCCGAAACAATACCACAATTAGTTATAAAGCTGTTTCCGGTGTGTGTAAATTTAATACCGACCATAAAATTATTGATAACAACATTATTTATCAATGAGTTAACACAATAATTCAGATATAGACCGATGCACGTATTATCCTGAGCGGCCCCGGTCGAAATGATGCTAAGATCTTCAACTTTTATATTGATAGTGGGCGTTAATCCGTCACCGAATATAAAACCAGGTTTGCTAGCCGCAAGGGTAATATATGTAGCCTGCTGATTATCTCCCACAAGCCGGGCGCCAGTGTGCTTAATATTGATCGTGTCAGTGATCTTATAATTTCCTTTAGGCGCATACATAACTCCGCCGTTGGAGTTTATAAGGGCCGCCACAGCTTTAAAAGCGTTAGTATCGTCTGTTGATCCGTCACCCTTCGCTCCGTAGTGCTTTACATTGTAAATAGAAAGCCCATCGAGCACCGATGTGAGATTATCAACCTCATTTATGGCATTTACAACACTTGTCTTGTTGGTGGTTGTAAGGTTATTGAGATTGCCTATATCACCGTCAATCTCATTTATAGCATTTACGATGCTGGTCTTGTCGCTGGTCGTAAGGTCGTTGAGATCGCCCACATCATTTTGCAATGTGGTTATATTGTTTTCGTTGGTTGTGATCCGGCCATCATATCCGATTATTTCATCATTTATCGACGTTGTGATCACATTGCTACCATTCACGAAAGCATCTCCGGCGTTTATTGCAGAGATTGCCTTGTATAACGTGCCATTTACAAATATAAGCTCATTGATAGTATAATTACGTGTAGCCGTGGGAGACTGTTTCTCATTATATGCGATCTGCTCTCTCAGTCTATCCAGCTCGTCAGCATAATTATATATTTGTGTCCAATAGTCACCATCGCTTAAAGCAACCCCAACCGGGACCGGTTGCAAAGATATATAAGCGTTCCCGCTCTGTCCATCTATTACTACGGTATTAGCTTCATACTGGCTAGTGATATCCCAGAGAATAGGATCAGCGTACTTTATAGTATTAAGTCCTACAAAGTCTTTGATTTCCTGTTCCAGTTCCTTAATCTTTTTAAGGATCCAGTCACTATTAAAGCGATTAGGATCCACGTAAGGATATTCGTAATTGTAAGCCATTTCAAATCCCTCCTTTAATAAACTTGTACCATGAATTCTCTTTCGAATATTTCCGCTACTTTATTATATATGTCGAAGGTCCGGATATCCATCTCTTCGCGAAGCATATAGGCACTGGTAGTAGTACCAATGTTACCGTGTGCGTGTAGTGAGTATTCATGATCGCCAGAATTTACTTCTGTTATAACATGCCCAAAAGTATTATCTTCTGTGCTGGTATCCCCGCCGCTATTTGTAGCGGTGTCTTTATTGACTGCCTGGTATGCTCCACTATCAAACGCCGCTTTATCGTTTGTAGTTGTGGTTGTACTTCCTAACTTAGTGTCTATAACTCTTTCGTCGGTTCCTGAGTGAGTAGTGGTTATAGTTTCCCTGGGTGTATCTGTACTGTTTTCATAACGGTTATAATTTTCAAGGGGATCATAATCTTGATAGATTGCATTTATCATTCTATCAAACTGATGATACATGCGACGGGACCAAATCGTTATATTATTCTTAACGCGGGACGGTACCTGATAATAGGTATATAGATCTCCGCACTTTTCTAATAATACGTTTACCAGATCGTCATGATTAAACTTATCAGGCATGATCATATTATCGAATAAGGTAGGATCATATTCATACATACCATATAGTGTTAGTCTGTTCATATCTTCACCTTTTCATTTAATAAAGTTATTCCTGCGTCGTTTGTGATAATTAAATTTATGTATTTTTCTTGCGTAGTTACCGGTAAATCAATTATTTTTGACAAGTCGCAACGTCCGTCTACTCCCGGTATACTTCCGTCGGATCTGTACTGCCATAAGTTGTAGTGTCCATCATAGGTACACTTTGAAACGTATTGTGCACACCACTTAAAGGCTCTTGCGTCTATTGAAGTATCTACTAATTTAGTATTGAACCAATTAGTACTAGCGTATATACCGGCATTATAGCCGGCGTCGAATAAATACCGTAATGTTACGTTTAATAATTCGGTTCTATCTTTCGGTGTTAAATTATCGTTTCTGCCGGTTTCACCTTTAGGCGCCGCTTGTTCAGAGTCTAAGAAAATAGGAAGCGATAACTTTATATTACCCACTAATTCTATTATAAAATCCGCTTCAGCTTTTGCTTCCTGTTCATTTATTGAAGTAGGAAAAAAGTAAACACCTATAGGTATATCGTTATCTATACAACCTTGTAAGTGGTTTCTATATTTAGTATCTTCTACCAGAGTACCGGCTAGACCGTATCCCCTATATCCGCACCGTATTATTACACCTGCTACGTTTTTCTTAACAAGTTGCCAGTTGGTTATATTATTATATTTCGATATATCTAATATAGGTTTACTCATTTTTACCGCCTATAAATATTAGCAGTTTTTCGATTGCTTTAGTGTTATTGTTAACCGCTTCAGTAAGTTTATCTATTTCCTCTTCGTGCGCGCTTCTGGTTGCGTTAAGGTCGGCCCGGTTTTGATCGCCTGTGTATTTTACATACCAGGCCATTACAATGCAAGCCACTATAGGAAAAGCGTATTGTCCTATTAGTGTAGCGATATCAATACTCATTACTTATTACCTCGCAAATTAAATATAGATCGTTTCTCTTCCGGTTCATTAGGTCTATCATAATTATATGCTAATTTTACTGACATATCTAGTCCGGATACATTTCTACAACGGTCGAAGCACATAGCCAGATTATCGAAGTATACTTTTACAAGTGATTTTGTTTCGTCGTTGTTTTCGTTTACTTCGTCGGTTGTCAGTCGTTCGCGCTTATCGTAGTTAGTATTCCTGATACCAACCTTAGTTAGAAAATCGTTAAATATAGTACGCTTAACCTTCTGTAAATCGTCAGCGATAAAACTACTCTTTATATCATTGAAAAATGGTTTCATGGATCCATCAAAAAACAGGGCATCATTCATTACTATAAAAGGCTGGCCTGTAGTCGCTTTTGCATATGCTTCCTTCAGTTCGTCGGCTTCCTTTTTATCTTTTGCATATGCCGCCAGTGCTACGTTAGCGTTCATTAGATTTACATTGATATCTTTGTCACACTGGGCCAGAAGTTCGGCGTATGTTGTTACTAATTCATACAGACCAAAATAATTATCTTTAATGTAGATAATTTCACAATCTACGCCCACCGTACCGGATACCGGTCTAAAACCATCTCCGTTTGGTATTACTTCTATATCAGCCGGCTGGTACATATAGTTAAATGCTTTTACCGAATAAGGATACAGGATCCAGTTATCGAGCGCCGGGTGATATATAAACGCTACGGATCCATACTGGAATAAAAAATATCTAAACCAGGGTAACTGCCGCATGTCATGTAATTTAAAGTCGTATACCGAGAAAATTTCGTCAAATAGCAATCCCTGATAAAATCTGACAGCATCATTCATGACGCCTTTTACCTGTGAAGGTTGCTTATTAAAATAATCCATAGCGCTCTGTGTTTGCCATGCTATAAAACTATTATTCAATGTAAACACCTCCTGATAGATAGTCGTTTATCATATCTAATATAACACCACGTGCTATGCCGGATACGCTGGCCTGGCCTGTTTTAACAAAAGTATAATTTCCTATTGTATCTACTTTAGAAGTAGCATATCCGATAATTGGTTCTATATTACTTTTACTATCACTGGCGTCCCAATATGATAAAGTAAGTTTTGGAACAAGGTCCAAACCTAAAGCGGCACTACTTCCTAAACCGCCTACAGTTGTAGCGGTATATTGTACACCATGAACGGCGGCACCAAAAGCGGCTTTAATTCCTCCAGCTGCCGCTTTACCGGCAATACTTCCGGCAGTAGCCGATTTAGCCGCGGCGGCACCCATTCCACCACTAACCGCACCAGCTCCTACTGCGGCTACAGATGTCACTATTGATTTTAGACCAATTCCGCTCGATCCTATAGGAATATCATAACCAAGTGACGCTCCGTAGGTGCCTATAGTTTTTCCTGATCCGGTATAAACGCGGCAAGCCATATCTCCGGTGCAACAAGCGACGGAGAATTCTATATTTACGCTGGTTTCGTCTGCTAATATATCAGCAGATATACTGATATTACCAATAGCAGGTATGTATAACGTATACTCCGAAAATTGGCTATTACGTTGGTAGGTGTTAGGTGCGTGCGGTACTGTTATAGTACATGTTTCAATATTTCTAGCGTTTATATCTACACTAGGAAGTTTTATCTCAGTATCATATAATCCTAAATGTATTTTCACAAGTTCTCCAGAGGTAGGAACAAAAGGAACATAACGTGCGGATTTGAGATTAGCGGCGGCATCTCCACCAATTATTAAAAGGCCTAAGTTTTTTAATGTTTCAATTACATCAGTCCATGTGTGATCGTTTTCAAAATCGCTCCACCACGCATAGACTTTATTTAATAACTGACTAGCTAATCCCTGAGAAGCGAGAAAACACCCGGTGCTACCATCGTCACCAACAGTGTATATTACTACACTTCCGGAATTAGGGTCCAATATCCGCGACGATATTATACCGGTGTTAGTTGTTTCATGTGCGTTCATTAAACGCGATAATCTATCGTCAGTCAAACGACTATTACCTACATTAGAATATTCAATATAAGCCCGAGTAGATTTTATCTCATTGGCATATGTAGCAAGGGGATCAATACTGCATTGTATATTCCAAAGATTATTAGCGTCTATAGTGATATCGTCTATCCAGTAATATGTACCTTCATACTTGCAGTAATTAGCATTAAAAGGTACTGATCCGGATAACAAAAAAGTAGGACTATTTAAAGAAGTACTTTCTTTCAAATCTACATAAGGGACGGCAATAGCCGTCCCTGTAGGTTGTTTAGTGCTATTCTTTCTTTTATTAAATTCATATAAAGAAAGCGGTAGACTCATATTTTACTGTCCTCCGGCACCCAGTACGAATACTATCATGTTTTCGGTGTAGTCTGTGTAGCTCTGGAAACGCCAGTGAGAATATATCTGATACAGACCACGCGCCGCGTCAAGCGGGGTTGTAGCGGACCAGTCAAACTGCGGAAGTATACCGAGCGCTTCCTCGTCAAACAAGAAACCTAAAACAAAGTCCTGTTCGATCGCTTTAGCTGCGTCCTCGCTGGCTCCGGTTGTTACGTTAAGGATATTAGGAAGACACTTTATCGCTGTAGGATCGTTAGGATTCTGCCAGAAGTTAACGCCTTCAAAGTCACCTATGCTCAAATACTCCGGATTAAACAGACTCGAATATACTTCACTCTCTGCCGTGATAAACATAGGGTTATACATTACCATTTTCTGTCTATCTTTAGGAGTGTGACGCAGTATAGGATCGTAGCCGGTTATGTTGCTATGATAAAGTGCTGTAAAGTCTGTCAGGCGCTGTGAATAGATCTTGATCTGTGCCGCTACAAACTTCATAAAGTCTGAAATATTAGCGGACTTGAAGCAGTCGTCACGAGTAAGTGTAGTGTTGTTACGCTGGTTGTACTCATGTACGAGGTCAACTGTCCTTGCGTCCTGATAGTTTATAACGCCTGCAATAGCGTTGATCATTGTAGCGCGGGCCTTGTTCTCATTAGCAAGTTCGATCTCGTTAGCGTATTCCATCATGACACCGTCGATAAATGCCATGAAGTCAGCTTCATTAGCAAACGCTCCGGCGAGCTGGTCGCGATATCTCGTGATATGCTTTTGAAGTTTTTGGCTACCGTACATGTTCAGCTGAAGCACCTTAGGATTTTTGATCGCGTAAACATGAGTTGCGGTACCGTCGGCAAGCTGTGTCGGATTAAGGTCCGTGTTTGCGTCCTGGCTTGTCTCGTATCCCATATACAAGGGTGTAAGTTTTCTAACCTGAGCACCCCAACGTGTTTCAGTAGTTCTCAGAATATCCAACTTTCCGCGATACTCGCGCACGGATATAATTGTACGTGATACCAGATTAGAGATAGCGTTAAGTACGTTATCGTAACCGGTTCTAAGTACTGTTTCGCCTACAGATACAAACTCCGACGTATCAGATACGCGAATACCTGTCTGGCCTGTAGTCTGTTCTGCCAGATCAGTCATGAGCGTGTAAGCATCACGCCACTGCATACTATTAGCCATAATTAGACCTCCTATTTGTTTTGTTTTATACCCATACCGGAAAGAAGTCTTTCCGATATAATGTCCTCGCTCGTTCGGTTATCCTCCGGTTGTGGTATCATCACTCCGGATAATGTCGGATCCGTTTTAGGCGGTTCCGGTTTTAGATCTCCAATGATCTTTAGTAGTTCGCTACGGACTACCGCTTCTATATCTACCTTGTCTGGTTCCGGTTTATCAGGCGCCGGTTGTCCGACGCCTTGACCGGTGGAAGCATCAGACAAGGGGTCTGATATCTCTTTTGAGTTTTCAACATTATCAACGTTGTTTTCAACGTTTCCATTAAAAGCGTTTTTTATCTGGTTTATAAAATCTTCGTATGTCATGCCATGATACCTCCTAAAACTAATATTATATCACGTTTTATTATTTGTCAAATACGATCGCATTCTAATAAGTAATTGTGGACTATATCGCCTACGTCGTTGTTCTGATAAAACGCTTTACCGGCAGACATCAACAAACCTATTTTATGACATATCGGATTATAGTTTTTCTTAATAGATTGAAATACGTTAGCGCGCGGGTCCGGTTCTATCTTGTAAATTAGATCGCTTTTAAATTCTTTTAAGGGCGTTGTTTTCTCATGGAAAAATAAAAACGTATCAGAATTTTTATATACAAGGTTTCCCTCGATAGTCTGATCCTCGAAAACTATATAAAACTTATATTTAATATTTTCTACCGTAAACTTATACGGTGCATGAGGATAGATATCAAGTTCCCACTCTCCGCCGGTTATCATGGACAGTTTAGGATTATCAAACGCATAATAAGACGCACTGCGTGTTGTAGCCGGTGCTATGTCGGCATGCTCCACAACTACTACCAGTTCACGATTAGCGTATGTATAACTCTCTATTTTTCCCGCAGGAAGTTTAGCAACGTGCCGCAGACCCATTTCTTTAAAATACGGACAATATTTATTGATCGTATTACCCAGCATGTATATAACGACATCGGATCTGGATCTTATAATAGTAGAAAGTGTATTCATGAATAATACAAACTCATCTGGTAAATATCCAGTCCTGGATAAAAACTCATCAAAACATATCAGGGTTATTTTAGGGAATGATCTACCCTTATCGTGTTCGTTTTCAGAAAGCGCAAAACCATAACAAAAAGGATCTTCGCACGTTTCGTCTATTTCTCCGTCGGCGTCATGGTGGCACAAGTACCATTTACGCGCCCTATACTTTACACCGTCCCAGCGTCCGGACGTTAAGTCCGATATAAAACCTATAGACACAATATCATCAAAAAGATTTTCCGCACGTGCTCCGGTAATATCCTCTTTCATTCGCCGCACGTACGCCGATTGTTTATGCTTGTTTATAAAGTTTTTTATCATTTCACATTTTACTGCGTACGTTTTTCCGTTGGACCTCTGTCCAAATACCATAATGTAGCGGGCCTTTTTTCTTTCCGCTACTTCGTGTATACGGTCTAGTGAATAAAACTGTGCTTCCGGTTCTTTCTTTTTTCTACTCATCAAATACACCTCCGCGTGGATCCTGTGACGTGATCCCTAATAAATAATCTATGTAATCCTGTGACCGGTTCATGTGATAGTCACTTTCATTTATAACTACGCTTGTTTCCTCTCTATATTTAAAAGGCTGGCCTAGATAATCGACTGCGCTTCCTTCCGTCGGTTCGTCAAAATAAACTGACACTGTTTTACCGGATACACCCGCCGGTACTATCAGATCACTTGTAAAATGCTCCAGCGCTCCGTATTTACCATAGTTTTTTATCATCCAGTTAACTGCTGATTTTTTGACACCTGACACTGTACTTTCTATATTATAATGATCATTCATGATCATATACCGTTTAGCTCCTAGAAACTTAGCCGCTTTATAGGTTCCTTCATAATCCCATACACCCAGCGGTTTTTTATCTCCGTATTTATTAGTCGGTTCTATCAGTGCAGGATCTATGTCATAGTATTTACACATTGTTTTTAATCGTTTTACTATATACTCGTTGAATTCATTAAAATAATCATGATACTTTTCCGGGTGAAGCATTTTTATACTATCCGTATCTGTATAACAATAATCGGATCCTAAATGTCGGATTGCCGCCCAAATCCGCGCGCGGCATCGGGCAGTAACATATAGTGCCCAGGGATAATATAAAAACCTTCCTTTAGAATTATTATACTTTTCTAGGGCGGTATCCGGGTCTACCGGATCTACGTCCCACAGTTCGTCGGCGTCTGCGTCGAATGATATTAGATCTTGTATAGCCCGTTGGGCCGAGCACCCGTAGGTACTATTAAGCGTCTCTTTTTGATTCATATAGAAGGCTTTTTGATCTTCAACGTCTTTTAACTCAGTTTTGTTTTTATATAATTCCAGGATAGATAAAATAAACGCTTTCGGTAAATAACCGCGTTTCATGGTCCGAAAGTTCACTATTTTTAAATCATCACTCCAGGTATACGTCTTTCGTATTATATCGAAGTCTACTTCAGTTACTGTTATTCTTATCTTTTCTGCGTTAACCAGACGTCCGTTGTTTTCGGTATGGTTTTTAGATAACAAATAGCATTTTGAAACGGATATGTAATTTTCGTAGAATAATGTAGACTCGATATTATTAAATTCTACGTCGAATATACAGCAGTATTTTTTCAGATATTCATCAAATCTAGGATCCTTATCGCTTGTAATATCTTTGTGTAAAGTGGGTGTAGACATTGGAAACAGTTCGCCGCACTCGATAGCGGGATACGCGCTGGTCAAATCATAACTGCCTACGTTATAAAATATCTTGTCTACTCTCCAGGCGTTAGCGTGGGTGTATCCTCCGGCAAAACCCCGGCGGCATTGTTCGTAAAAATCCTTATCTAATGTCAAAGAATGTATAAAATTAGAGAAGCGCATATATTCCCGGTACCCGCTTCTTTTATTGTGGGTTCCGCCACCATAACACGCCCTCCGGCATAACTGCCGCACGTAACCGGTTTTGGTATATGGTATTTTTGCTATAGATCCATCGGACTCTATTTTTTCTTTTATGTAGCATAAAAGGACGTAGATATCATTAACACAATATCCCAGTTCCTTTAGAGTTAACGGTGTTTTATAGGATCTGATCTTTGAATAGTCCAAATCTCCAACCATTTTCCGCGCGGGATATTTAGTTAAAAACTTTCCTACATTATTAAGTGATAAACCGGATAGAAGATAACTACAACGGAATTCTATACCGCCTTTTGTAAGTCCAAACATAGGAACTCGAGCAGATACCGCAAAGACTTTAGACCATTGAAACCGCCGCGCTATAAAGGCCATTTCGTACGACATGTTATGAATATATACGACCAGGCGCTTTTTAGTATTCAATTCTAGTTCGCTGGATATAGTATTTAATAAATCGAAAAACTGCTCCCAGGTTCGACCATATGTGATAAGACAATCGTTTTCACACCCTAAACCAAATTGCCAAATATACATAAATGAATGTGAGAGATTATCATCTATCTGTACTCGGCTAGTTTCTATGTCAAACGCCGCCGGAATATTTAGGTATTTAGTTTTATTTTTACTACGCAGTTTTACCGCTTTACTGCTTAAAGCGGCTATGATCATATCTTTTATATCTTCGGAATATTCATAACAATATGCCGGATATTTTTCACTGTATATCTTGATATTCGGCGTTATCGAAAGTATTTCGGTTATATTTTTCCTCGAATTGCTCATTGAGTTTATCCAGCTCCTTGTCCCTTGCTTCCTCTAATCTATCGACGCCGCGCTTCATATACGACACCATTTGGCTAACGGTCCGACCGCTTGACGCCCATTTAGCGACCTTTGCTAACCATTCCTTATAGTTAAAATCATTAGGTTTCAACTCTCGCATTTTATCGACCGCTTCCCAGAGTCGATCCCGGTCTGCTTCTGACATATCGTCTATACTTGTCGCTACGTCCTCCGTTAACATACCTTTATCGGACAACGCTTTTTTCATTCCGGACTTTATATTTTCTACGTTTTTCTTTGCACCTTTGACACTGGACGTTTCCATACTATAAAAGGATCTCATACGCTGTAGTTCCTGGAGAAGTTGTGTTCTATTTTTACCGGTGACGCTAAATTTGCCACCGGTGCGCTCAACTTCTCTCAGTGCCGGCGAGTGTAAGCCGGCTTTTTCTAATCTTTTTAGCCTTTTATTAGCAGCAGATACTAAACGAGTTACGTTGTTCCTTAGATCTGCGTCGCTAATATCCTTTATATCTTCAATATCAGCGTTTAAAATACCTTTTATACTACTCATATCAATACATCTCCAGCGCTTCTAACAGGTTCTTTTCTTTCATATAGTCAACGACACCCAAACGGACATATGCTATAAAAATCTTATATGATCGTATGTCACCATGCTCAAACATGGATAGCGACGCCTGACTAACTCCTATTTTAGACGCTAATTGATCCTGACGCAATCCTAGAACGGACTTTCTAAAATCTTTGCAAATTTCTCCAATAGTCATATATTTACCTACTTTCTAAAAATACCCCGGCACAATGTACCGGGGTATACGTACGTATATACTTACGTATATTTAAGCGTCGGCCAACTCAAACGTAGTGGTAGGATTACCTTTGCCTGTATCCTTCTTAGCTATGTTCGTGATCAGGCACTTTCCGTCCTTAAATGCTGTGATCTTACCAGGATCTGCCGCGATAGACTCAAATAACGGTACGGACCAGTTAGGCACGTTTATAAAGCAAGTATCAGTTACAACAACGGCCTGCTTTCCGTATCCCTTGCTGGACTGGGTGAAGAATACGCCTACCGGCTTTACAGTCTTACCGATAAACTCCGACAACTTATGGAACTCAAAATCCTCTGTATTGAGTCCTTCCTTCACTGTGCTCTGCTTGTTCATTTCTGCAAACATGATTATTCCTCCTTATCTGTTGCTTTACAATATTATCTAAAGGCCAGTGTGTAACAAATCTAAATCAATCCTCCTTCCTATTATTTTCTTTTCTGACCTTATGATACAAGTTAGTTACATTTGCCATTTTGGTATCACACATCATGATATATTCCTGAATGTGATCCGGATCGTTGGCACAGGCTAAACGCTTCACGCCCTCCAGGGCACCCATAGTAAATATATATGAATTGTCAAAGGATCCTTGATTATCTATTCCGGATATGTAGTCGTCTATATCGTGATCGAAGTTATTTTCGATCCTTTTCAACTCCTGAGCTACGTATATCATATAACAACCTCCATCAAAACATTATGATCTATTTTTTCTATTTGAAACCTTACTACATTACACATACTATATCTGTCAGGAAGCGACGTCGGTGATATAAACTCTGCGCAGATTTCTTGATCTTTTAAAATACGATATTCGTCTATCCAATTACCACATTTATTTATTACTTCATATACTAACATATATTGCTACTCCTATAAAAATCGCTGTTATTAGATACGCTGTTATGATTGCGCCTATTCTGATCGTGTCCCAGATCCGGATCTGGCGCTTGATCC